AGGGCCCGCAGGGCGACCAGGGCGATCCGGGCGCCACGGGTACGCAGGGGCCGCAGGGACCGCCCGGCGCCGACTCGACGGTGCCAGGGCCACAGGGGCCGGCGGGCGCCACCGGGCCGCCAGGTGATCCCGGCGCGACCGGCGCACAGGGGCCCAAGGGCGACCCCGGGGCGACCGGCGCGACCGGTGCCCAGGGCCCGCAGGGCGATCCCGGTCCAGTGGGTGCGACGGGCGCGCAGGGGCCGCCGGGCGCCGACTCGACGGTGCCGGGGCCCGCTGGTCCGAAGGGCGACCCGGGCGCGCCCGGCGCCCAGGGACCGGCGGGACCGGGCGTGCCGGCGGGCGGCACCGCCGGGCAGCAGCTCCAGAAGACGTCGACGGCGGACTTCGCCACCGCCTGGGTCACGCCGCCGACCATCCCGACCACGCTGCCGCCGAGCGGCCCGGCGGGCGGGGATCTCGGTGCCCCCGGCTCGACGTACCCGAATCCCACCATCGCGCCGCTCGCCGTGACCGATGCGAAGATCAACGACGTCGCGGCGACAAAGCTCACGGGCACGATCGCGCAAGCGCGGCTGCCGGTAGCGCCGTCCGGCCTGCTGACGGCGAACCTGAACGACGGCCAGGTGACCGACGCGAAGATCGCGAGCGTCGCCTGGTCCAAGGTGACCGGCGCGCCGGGGTTTCTGCCGCTCACGGGCGGCACGGTCACGGGCCCGATCTCGGTCGCGCCGACGAGTTCGCCGACGTGCTCACACGACGCCATCGGCATCACGATCTGGCGCGGCGGGCAAGCGGTCTCCCTGACGAGTCCGTCGACTGACCGGCTGGAACTCAGTGGGGCGGCTGGGCCATGGCTCGGCATCGCGGGCGGCGGACAGGGCGTGCGCTATCAAGGCGTCGGCACCGCCGTCGTGGGCGCCTACAGCAACATCATCGCGTTTGGCTGGAACGGGACGCTCCAGGCGCGCGTCGATGCGACGGTCATCGGCACGGTCAGCGTCACCGCGCCGTCCGACGGGCGGCTGAAGATCGACCGGCAAGAGGACGTGCCTGGCCTCGCCGCCGTGACAGCGCTGCGCGCCGTCTCGTTCGCCTATGACCAGACGAAACGCGCCATCGGCTTCGCCGGAGGGCGCCACTATGGCCTGATCGCGCAGGAGGCGCAGCCTCACGTGCCGCTCGCGGTGACCGACGACGGCAGCACGGAGCATTGGCTGTCGGTCGACTACGCGGCCCTCGTGCCCGTCCTGATTCGCGCCGTGCAGGAGCTCGCCGCCCGCGTCGCGCAGCTGGAGGCCGCCCGTGGCTGACGTGCGCACCGCGTGGTCGCCGGAGACGGCGCCGCTCTGGGGCGATTGGCTCATCGCGCCGCCCGGCCTCGCCGCGGACCACGACCTCGAGACCGCCGTCCTGCTCTCGCTGTTCACGGACGACAGCGCGCATGCCGACGACGTCATCCCGGACGGCACCGACGACCGGCGCGGCTGGTGGGGCAACTGGGAGCGGCCCGAAGGCGGCTCGCTCGGCTCGCGTCTCTGGCTCCTGTCGCGCGAGAAGTCGACCGAGGAGACGCGGCGGCGGGCCGAGGAGTACGCCGCCGAGGCGCTCCAGTGGATGCTCGACGACGGCGTGGCGGCGCGCGTCGACGTCGCGGCCGACTACCTCGAAGTCGCCCCGGTGCCGCCGATGACGCTCGCGCTCGCCGTGGCGATCACGCGCGCCGACGGCTCCGTCTTCGAGCGGCGCTACGCCTGGGCGTGGGAGCAGCTCGCCGCCCAGGGTGTCGCAATGCCCGCCGTCACGTGGGAGGCCGCCATCTGATGCCGTTCGCGCGCCCCACACTCCCCGAACTGCGCGACCGCATCCGCCGCGACTTCAACGCGCGGCTGCCCGGCGCGGACGCGCTGCTGCGGCAGTCGAATCTCTCCGTCATCGCCGACGTCCTCGCCGGCCTCTCGACGCTCCACTACGGCTATCAAGAGTGGCTCTCGCGCCAGCTGTTCCCCGATACAGCCGAGACGGCGTTCCTCGAGCGCTGGGCGTCGATCTGGGGCCTGGCGCGTCGGCCGGCGACGGCCGCGGTCGGCGCGATCGCCGTCACCGGCACGCCCGGGGCCGTCGTGCCCGCCGGGGCCGAGTTCCAGCGCCTCGACCGCATCCGATACCGCGCGCTCGACGGCGCCACGCTGGAGGTCGACGGGACCGCATCGGTGGCCGTGGAAGCCACCACCGCCGGCAGCATCACTGATGCCCTCGCCGGCACGACCGTCACGACCGTGACGGCCCTCGCGGGCGTCGTGGCGCAGGCCACGATCGCCGCCCCCGGCATGGCCGGCGGCGCGGATCTGGAGACGGACGCGCAGCTGCGCACGCGGCTCCTCGCACGTATCCAGACGCCCCCGATGGGCGGCGCCGCGAGTGACTACGTCGACTGGACGCTCGAGGTCCCCGGCGTCACGCGCGTCTGGGTCGCGCCGCAGGAGCAGGGGCCGGGCACCGTCGTCGTCCGCTTCGCGATGGACGATCCGGCGCACCCGAACGGCATCCCGACCGCCGCCGACGTGGCGCTCGTCCAGGCGCATCTTGACGAGGTCCGCCCCGTGACAGCCCAGGTCATCGTCGTCGCGCCAATCCCGCACCCGATCGACATCACGATCGCGACCCTCACGCCCGACACGCCGGCCGTGCGGACCGCCGTCCTCGCGGAACTCACCGATACGCTCTTCCGCCATGGCGTGCCGGGCGCCACGCTGTTCGTCTCCTGGCTCTGGGAGGCCGTGTCGCTCGCGTCGGGCGAGCGCCATCACCGGATTCTCGTGCCGCCGGGCGACGTCGCGCTCGGCGCGGGCGAGCTGCCGATCCTCGGCACGGTGACCTATGTGGACTGAGCAGCCCCCGCTCGAGTTCGAAACGCCGCTGCCGCCGGCCGGCGTGCCGCCGAGTGTCGTCGCCCTCTGCACCCTCACGGAGGCCGAGTGGACGCGGACGCTGCTCGACCTCCTCCCGCGCGGCGCCGTCTGGCCGCGCGACCCGGGGACGACGCTCATGCGCTTCTGGTCGGCCGTCGCCATCGAGCCGACGCGGATCCAGGCACGCGACTGCGATCTGCTGGCGGAGAGCTATCCCTGCGGCGCCGTCGAGTTGCTGCCCGACTGGGAGGCGGCGGTCGGCCTCCCGAACGCCTGCACGGAACTCGTCACCTGGACGGTCGCGGAGCGCCAGGCCCTCGTCTGCGCCTGGCTGGCCATGCAGGGCGGCCAGAGCGCCGCCTACTACATCTGGCTCGCCGGCCTGTTCGGCTACACGATCACCATCGTCGAGCACTTCCCCGACGTCGCCGGTCAGGCACAAGCCGGCTGCGCACACATCGGCGGGTGTCCGTTCTGGTGGGAGGTCGTCAGCGAGGACGCAGTGACCCTGCGCCCGCCACAAGCCGGCTGTACCGGGGCCGGCGAGCCGCCCTGTGGGACCGGGGCGTCGGTGCTCGAATGTCTCATCACCCTGACCAAGCCGGCGCACACGACGGTGACGTTCCGCTATCCGCCCAGCCCGCGCGAGGAGACCCGCCATGCTGACGACGCCTGACCATAGCGATGCCGTAACGAGCGTGCCGGCGATGGCCCCCGTCGGCCCGAACCCGGAGGGCTTCTATCTCGACTGCGATCCGGCGACGGGCCGCGCCGGGACCGTGTACCGCGCCGAGGAATTCAACGAGCTGATCTTGAACCTCCGCGAGCTGCTCCGGGCCGCGAGCGTCGCCGGCACGAAGGGCAGCGCGACGATGCTCCGCGCTGCCCTCCATCGCCTCTACGCGGGCAGCGGCCGCGTCATCGCGGCGACGGGCACGCTCACCCCGGACGATGCGGGCCTCCTCGTCATCGACGCGACGACGGCCAACGTGACGCTCACGCTCCCGCCCGCAGCGGCCCTGCCGAGCGGCCATACGATGGTGCAGTGCGTCCGGCAAGACACGGCGCAGACCGATGTCCGCCTCATTCCCGCCGCCGGGGACGCGATCCGTGGCGGCATCTTCTACCTCGACGCCAAGCAGTGGGTCATCCTACGCAGCGACGGCGTGGCGACCTGGTACGTGCTCAGCGCCTCGGCGACCATCCTGCGCAGCCGCACGCTCCAGGTGGCGCCCGGCGGCGTCGCCGCGCCGAGTGACCCGCTCGGCGGCACTCCGTTCAATTCGCTGGCGAGCGCTCTCGACTACCTAACGCCCTGGCGGATTGCGGGCGGCACGGTGACGATCAACGTCGCCGCCGGCACGTACAACGCGACGGTACCGATCAACTTCACGCACGTGGACGGCGTCAACATCCGCGTCGTGGGCGCCGGGGCGGCGACGACGATTCTCCGGTTTCCTGGCGGCTCGGCGGCGATCTTCGGCGGCTTGAACTTCGGCGGCGTGACCGGCGTGACGTTCGAGGGCGACCAGACCGGGACTGCGATCATCGGCGTCGATGTGGCGCGCGGATCAACGACGCTCACGAATGTGGTGATCCAGAAGTTTTCCGGCGTCGGCCTCCAGCTGCGGGGGCAAGTCCAGGTCTTCATCAGTGGCACGCTCACCGTCCAGCAGAACGGGGCCGAGGGCGTCTTCCTCTTCCCGAGCGCGTACCTGACCGGGGCGACGCTCGCGACCGCCCAGAATGCCGGCCTGGCGAATCTGTACGCGCTCCAGGGCAGTATCGTGCTCACCACGTTCACGAATGACGGCGGCCAGCGCGCCCTCTACCTCACGGGCAGCGCGGCCTTTGCCCAGATTACGACCCTCACGAGTCACAATGCCACGGTCAAGGCGGAGGCCGTCCGCGTGCTCGCGGGCGCCGTGCTCCAGGCCGTCCAGAGCCAGCCGAACACGTGGCTCGTCGACACGCCGGGCACGAGCTTCGACGTCTTCCGCGCCGAGCGCTACGGGGCGATCTTCAGCGAGAG